CCTCCTTGGGGTTTTTACCCCCCATAGATTGGTACCTTGTATGCATGAGAGAAACTTATTCTCATGCACTAGGGACCTCCCTAGTGGATTTCTCCACAGCCACCGCGCTAAATTAGTACGGTGGCGCCCACCTCGGCTTGATGTCGACGGCACGAGGGCGTCCAGAACGCTCTAAGTGCTTCCTGTCGACGGATGGCTGTCCGCCGCGCTTAAGGAAGAACTTAAGCAAGGCACCATTATCCGAAAGAGGATTCTTAGGGATGATGGATCTAGTCACATAACCCTTTACCAGGGGGCGATGCAACTGTGCGCACATCCTCTCAGGTAAATAACCAAGAAAGGACACGCGGCCAAGCACCGGGCTGGTCTCTTCGACTACTGGAAAGTGTTTAAACACCTTCCAGATCAAAGAGTCCATGTACTTTACGGTCTCCCAGCAACCAGCCTTATAAAGCTGGTTGCGAAAAGAGACCATAGAAATACATCCCGGTCCGTCTGACAGTGATGCAGGTAGTTCACGACGGAACTTGACAATTGAAACGTCAGTTCCATCATAGAACTCCTTACCACAAGACTCTCTGAATCTTCCGATCCAGAAAGACTTGGACAAGCCCACTCGAGCTCCAAAAAGCTCAAGGGACTGTATCACTGATTCCACATAGTCTATAGGGACAATCAAGTCATCCCCATAGACGCGCACTCGGCCAGAAAACTCCTTTAAATCGGAGATTCTGGTAAAGCGCGTGTTGCGCTCTTTCTCTATTCCGACGAAGATCAATGTTAGGAAAACCATTGCCTCAATCGGAAAGCAAAGAGCAGAACCCATCGACGCGTACTTGGCTAGGCGAACAACACCATGGCCAGGTACGTCAGCTCGTCTCGAACGTGTGGCTTCCAACCCAGCAAGCAAGTTGGGATGGTCGCTACACATTCTACGCACGAGCTGATTTGACACCCTATCACTGGCCTCACTCAAATCGAGAGTGGCCGTTGATCCGTCTTCTGAGCCTTTTTTAGCAAGGTCTTGGTTTGGACCTTGATCTGAAAAGCCCAGAAAGGACCCCAAAATCGGGTGTCCCTCTAGACGAGGAATTAACTGCTCGAGAACCGCCTGTTGCATGTACTGCATACAGGTAGGCTCTACGGCAATTATCCTAGGTGTCTTTTGCGTCTTAGGTACAGATATAACCCTTACAGGTCTCTCTGCACCGGGTTCCAGAAAAGTGACATCGTCCTCATGCGCAAAACGCGCATTAGGAAGCAGGAAGTTCTCGAAACTGAAAACATCCTGCAATCGATGAGTCCAAACGTTCTGCTGAAACTTCTCGTTTCCGATTAGTTTATCAGCAGTAGCACCTGGACCATGCTTCGGAACGATGTCTTCGTCATGGATCAATTTGTCCATTTCAGAAAACACCGAACTGAAGAGAATCCGAGATATGCGATGAAAGGATGATAAATCATCCTCAAAAAGCATAGAATCAGATTCTTTCACTTCTCTATCACAATCCACATAACCAGACATGGCATCTCTTTCCCTTGCTGGTGAGCAAGGGAGCAAGATCTTGCTATAGATCAAAGTCAATTGTCTAATAGCAATTATTGCTTCCACATCTGGGTTGTGAACCAACACGCCACTACCGCGGTCAAACACACGATCGAGGAAACCCCCAAGAAATTGAGGGAGACCTGCTCTCCAGGAAAAACCCTGGAAAGAGTTGCGATCAACAATCCCTTGGTCAAGACTTTTTTGGAAGTCTTTCCCAAAGGAAGGTAGGGATATCGTGAGAAACGATATCCCCTCGTGTTTGACACGACCACGGACGGTTTTAATGTCCATGGTAGCGCTAGTGCAACATCTATTGGCGAATTCTTCCGCCAATGTGTTCCAGAGCAACGTTAGGCTTTTCAAAGCCCCTCCTTATATAGAGGTGGTCTTTCCTAAGCTAACGGGCTCGCGACCTCCATGGCAAACCTTTACATAAAGGCTGTCATGAACATCATCAAAGCACCAAGTGCTGCTATACCGGTTATGCCAAGCATAATCAGTAGCACCACGAGGAGCATCTGAAAATTGTAGTCGTGTTTCGACATATTCAGATGTTCACCTTTCTGTTCGACACGGAGAGTCAAGTTAATTGGCTCCCCTAACTGAAAAAGAGCTGCAGGCCAATGCTCTGTAAAAGAGCAAAAAGACATAGTTTAATACCATGTCTTCAGAGTCTTACGACTCTGAGCCAATCAGCTTTTCAACAGCGGAATATGTTGAAGCCGAGAGAAAGCCAACAAGGCCTTTCACAAGGTTCAGCAATTCGGCGTCGGTGAACCCCGCAAGGGGCTCATCAACGACCAGATACGCGGAAGTAGAAACTTCCGTGTTCTGCGATGTGTCAAACGGATCTGTGGTGATCTTTGACAGATCTACACGAGCTACATGTCGCTTTCTACGACCATTGGTCGTAGAAATCTTCAATGAGATCGTGCCGTCAGAGCTGAGGTACTCAGAAGAGTAGTTCCCCGTGTTAACACGTGGGAGCGAAACTTCATTCGTACCGTCAACTTTGACTTTTTGTGGATCTGCGAACGCCATTAGCGTGCTCCTAGCTCCGTTCAGGATGAACGGTTTGATGGTTGCAATGCATATTGCTACCGCAAATGAGTGATTCCAAGAGCGGCAGTTATGGCGAGTTGGGTAGGACTAAGTCCCTCCCACTCAACGCCAAACCCAAAGGGGTTAGCTGGCACTCGCCGCTTTACCGTAGTGGTATAAGTGGCGGGTGGCACGGTACCTGTAACACCAGACAAACCGGTGGCAGGCATCGAGTACGTATCAACTATGGAGGTTTCCTCCATGATGTATCCGTACTGCATAACCAGGCCGGCTAGTGCAAATGCATTAACGTTATGAACAACGCTTTGTGCATTTGAAAACCAGTCAATGGCCCAGCTCCATGGGGTAAGCTCCCAGACTAAGTCTGGGGTCAGTGATACGCCGAACAACTTTTCGGCGTCCGATCCTATACCTAGGCATTCAGCGAAAGAAGAACCTCCGCTGTTTGCATGATAGGTAAAAGAACCGGAAAACCACCGACGTGTCGATTGTTTTCTCGACACAGTTACCGGCACGCCTGATCCAGTTTGGAAAGATGCAACATTAGCGTCTGGGTGATAAGTCGCCCAACCGTTAAGTGTCGCATATCCATCTGAATCAGACTCACTATCAGGAAATGCGAACTCCCGATGCACAAGTGAACCAGATGCGCTACGATAGTTTTCAAGTATCGTATTGCCATCTAGAACACTCTGAGCAGTGTCTTTCATGTCACTGATCAGCGGGATCCAGCCAAAAACAGCATTCAGGTACTCACCTGCTGCTGCCTTGGCTATTTCCGTGCGTCGTCTCCAAGCGGAAATACCTGGAATCGGTATATACCGATCATTCAGTACTTCGCCTAAAGCAACGCCTGTTTGGGCGTTGGGGTTCGTGGGAGCGACTGCAGCGATTGCTTCTGCACCAACTGGATTCAAGTGTTTCGAATCTTCGCTGGGAGCAGAATGACCGCCGTATTCGCTAGGTATGTAAGGCATACAAATGGGGCCTGAGTATTTAAACTCATTAACCCCAAATTCGCCTTTCAAATCAACATGCCGAGTAGGAATATTGGCATGCTGACGGTACGTGAAAAACGGACCGCCTTCATAGTAACGACCATTGGTCTTACGATGACCCTCTGAAACAGTATACTGTTTTCCCCGCCATACATAGCGCTCCTCGTCAGCGAAATTACTCGCTGGTTTTTCAAATACTCTCCGAGTTATCGGAGGAAAAACGATAATGAAATCATTATCACGAGAACGAACGCTAGGTGTCGGGGACATAGTGAGTGGCTCCTTTTTGATGACTCATCCTCTTAACAAGGATGGGTGGGGTCGAATGCACTGCGTGGGTGAGATCTCAACGCACACCAGAAATGGTGCTATGGAGATTATGTATTCTCCATTGCGTGGGGT